CAATCACCTGATCCTGAAGAAGGAACAAGCTCGGTTATGTCTCTGGATGGAGACTAATCTTAAAGGAACAAGGTTAACACAGGAAGTGTTAGATGCTGTTCGAGAGGAGCTGAAACTAATGAAGCGTGACCCGCACAGACTAAGTGAGAAAGCGCAAGAGAGAATCTTATCTCTTTTGTGATGCTATAGTCGAAATGGCTTAAAGGCTATTAGGAAGTATGGTCTGACGAGATTATCGCCACATACAAGAAGAACTTGGTCGCAGCTAACCTCATCAAGAAGATGAACTTCGTTGGTAAGAAGGGCGATACCGTCCACTTGCCTAAACCCGGTCGTATGTCGGCTAACCAGAAGGTTGCTCAGACTCAAGTGGTGCTCAACACTGACACTGCTACCGAGACTCTGGTGCAGATCAACCAACACTGGGAAGCCTCTGTTCTGATCGAAGACATCGTGGAAGCTCAAGCTCTGGCTTCTATGCGTCAGTTCTACACTGATGACATGGGCTATGCTTTGGCTCGTAAAGTGGACAGCTTCATCTTGGAACTGGGCCGTAGCGTTAACGGTGGTGGCGGTACTGCTGCTTACTCCGGCGCTCTGTCTGGTGCTGATGGTACTACCGCTTACGTTGCTGGTGCTAACACTGGCGTTGGTGCTTTGACTGATGCTGCTATCCGCCGCACCATTCAGCGTCTGGACGACAACGATGTGCCTATGGACGGTCGTTTCCTGATCGTTCCTCCTTCCACACGTAACACCTTGATGGGTATCAACCGCTTTACCGAGCAAGCCTTCGTTGGTGAAGCTGGTCGTGGTAACACCATCCGTACAGGTGAAATTGGTAACGTGTACGGTATCCCCGTGTATGTCACCACCAACGCTGATACCACTAGCGGTTCCACTGCTACCCGTATCGCACTGATGGGTCACCGTGACTTCGCAGTGTTCGTTGAGCAGAAGGGTGTTCGCACTCAGACCCAATACAAGTTGGAATATCTGGGCACTCAAATGACAGCCGATACATTGTTCGGTGCAGCAGAACTCCGCGATTTCTCAGCAGTCGCGTTGGCCGTTCCTGCGTAAGTAGGTGATTAAGGGGGTCTTAAGTGACCTCCTTTTTTAGATGTGTTACAATAATACGTAGCACATCTATGAAAGGAATTGATATGAAACACTGTGCCAAATGTAATACAACAAAAGATGAATCTGAGTTCTATTCTAACAGAGCTAAAGCAGATGGGTTACATATCTACTGCAAGGAATGCTCTAAGAAAGCCAAGAATGAGTGGAGAGCTAAGAATCCTGAAAAGGTCTACGCTTACGACAAGCAGTGGCAAGAAGCCAACAAAGACAAGAAGAGTAAGAACTACAAGAACTGGCAGCAGAACAACCGAGGCACTGTGAATGCGTACAACGCTAAACGCAGAGCTTTGGAGAAGTCTTCTACTCCTTCATGGGCTAACTTAGATGCTATTAAGTCTTTGTATAACGTAGCTCAGTATTTCAATTGGATTAGTGGTGGTTTCGTAAAACATCACGTAGATCATATTGTCCCCTTACAAGGTAAGACGGTATGCGGACTGCATGTTGAGAATAACTTGCAGATTTTGATAGACAAAGATAACTTAAGGAAATCAAATCATCATGGCTAAATTCAAGTGTCAACACACAGGCAATATCGTAGAGTTCACAACTGAGCATGACATTCTGACCATGCAAAAGCATACTGAATACACCGAAGTACTAGACGAGCCTACTGCTGAAGAAGTAGCACCTAAGAAACGTAAAGTAACTCCTACCGAGGAATAATTGTATGACCATCTACCGAGGGCCGGGAGGCACAGGTACTGCTTCCTCTGAAGTAGATACTACAGAATATCAAGAATTCTTAGTACAAGCACAAGCTGCTAAGGTAGCTGCTGAGGCTGCTCGTGATGCTGCTCTGGCTGCTGAGACCAACGCTGAGTTAGCTGAGACTAACGCAGAGACTGCTGAGACCAACGCAGAGTTAGCAGAGACTAATGCAGAAGCTGCTTCAGCTACCGCTATCGCTGCTGCTGAGTCTGCTCAGGATTGGGCTACGAAGACTTCTGGTACTGTAGCTGGTGGTGAGTATTCAGCTAAGTATCATGCCTTGAATGCAGCTACCAGTGCTTCTTCGGCGGCTGCTAGTGCTTCTAGCATTAATCCTGCTGATTTAGTTCATATTACAGGTACTGAAACTATCACAGGTGTTAAGACTTTTTCTAACACTATCGTAGGTTCTGTCTCAGGTAATGCAGGTACTGTTACCAACGGTGTTGTAACCACAGAATCTTACGCTAACCCTTCGTGGTTAACATCACTAGCTTGGAGTAAGGTTACTGGTGCGCCTACCACTATTGCTGGTTACGGCATTACCAATGCTTATACCAAGACTGAGGTGGACGCATCACTGGCAACTAAGCAAACAGCAGATACAGAACTGACTACCTTAGCTGGTATGTCTAGTAATCGTGCTACGTTCTTGACAAGTAATGAAGGCTTTGGCTTCCGCAACCGCATCATCAACGGTGATATGCGGATTGACCAGCGTAATGCTGGGGCGAGTGTGACTCCGACTGTTGATGGTCAGTATGGTTCATGTGATCGGTGGAACTATTGGCTTTCTCAGGCAAGTAAGTTTTCAGCCCAACAATCATCAACTGCGCCAACTGGGTTTTCAAATTCTTTGCTGATTACTTCGCTGTCTGCTTACTCGGTAACAGGAAACGATTATTTCTCAGTCAACCAAAAGATTGAAGGCTTTAATTTTGCAGATATGATGTGGGGCACTGCAAATGCTCAGACCGTAACATTGTCATTTTGGGTACGTAGTTCTTTGACTGGTACTTTTGGTGGCGCTATGACAAACAGCGCTTTTAACCGTAGTTACCCGTTTAGCTACACAATCAACGCAGCAAATACTTGGGAACAGAAGACTGTAACCATTGCTGGCGATCAATCTGGCACATGGATTGGCGCAACAAACGGTGTCGGTGCTATTGCTCAGTTTAATCTGGGTTCTGTTGCGTCAAAACTCGGCACTGCTAATACGTGGGCTGGCGCTTGGTACACAGGATCAACAGGCGCAACCTCTGTAGTCGGCACAAGCGGAGCCACCTTCTACATCACAGGCGTACAGCTTGAAGCTGGCAGCGTTGCTTCCCCGTTTGAGCGCAGGGACTACGGGCGTGAGCTGATGATGTGTCAGCGGTATTACTGCAAAACATTTAATGCAGCAACAGCACCAGCGCAAAATGCAGGTACGACAGGCTCAATCGGCTTTGTTTCTCAGGCAAATCAATTATGGGACGCGATGTGGCGATACCCAGTTGAAATGCGTGATACCCCTAGCACAATTACAACGTATTCAACAAATGCGGCTTCTGCAAACTGGAGCACAAATACGGATACGCCAACTGCTTCGATTGTTTCTGCGGGTTCTTCCGGTCTTGGTCTTCGTGCGTCAACACCAGCAGCCGCAGGCCGTGCTTACAATATTCACGTATCAGCGAGTTCCGAACTATGATTGCATACAAGTTGAACCAAGAAAAAACATACGCAGTGAAAGCTGTGGATGGAGTATTGACTGGCGAATGGCACAACGTCAAAACGTCTGCCGAGTACCTGAAATGGCTGGACGCAGGGAATACTCCCCTGCTGGACGAGGGCAACGCTCCAATCGGAGCTGACACACCACTGCCTGCGGAGACACCTGATGCTGGTTAATGTTTTAATTTACATCGGTGTATCTCTGCTTATCACATATGCTTTGTATGTGTGGTATGCGGCAGTTATGAACATCAAGCGTGTACGCGACATAGGCAAGCTGACTACCTTGGGTAAGGTCTTTGGTTATCCTACTCTGGTGATTGGCTTGATCCTTGACCTGCTGGTTAACTGGTTTGTGATGACCATCATCTTGCTGGAAGTACCGCGAGAGTTGACTGTCACAAGTCGATTGAAGCGGCATCACAAAGAGTCAACTGGCTACAGGCTAGCAGTGGTTAAGTTCTTCGAGCCTGTGCTGGACCCTCTTGATCCCTCTGGTGATCATGTTTAATTTACTATTAAGGAATTACAATGTCTTACAAAACACCAATGCCTGAACGTGGTAGCCGTACCAAGAAGAATAAAGACAAAAAGAAGGCGAAATAATCATGGCACTGCCAACATATTTAGAACTTGTTAATGACATTCTGGTGCGTATGCGTGAACCAGAAGTAACTACCGTTCAGGAAAACGTATTATCTAAACTTGTTGGTAGATTGGTTAATGATGCCAAGCGACAAGTAGAGGATGCCTATAACTGGAATGCTCTTACCGATACCTTGATCATTGAGACAATAGCCAATACTTATGGTTATGTCTTGACTGGTACAGGTGGTCGCTTCAAAGTTATTGATGCTCAGGACATGACCAACAAAGCTGAGATTAAGGTGTTAAGCACTAAAGCTATGTCGGCTTATCTGCTCAATAACATGAATCCCGGTAAACCTATGTATTACAACTTCAACGGTGTTCACACCACTGGAGATACAAAGGTAGACTTCTATCCTGTTCCTGAAGCCAACTTAAGCTTGTACTTTAACCTGTACATTCCACAGGATGAACTCAAAGGTGACTCAGACACAATGCTTGCTCCTAAAGAGCCTGTAGTGTTGGGAGCCTTTGCACGGGCAGTGGTTGAACGTGGTGAGGACGGTGGTTTACCTAGCTCAGAAGCATATGCTCTGTACAAGGCTTCCTTGTCTGACTATATCGCTATTGAATCTTCACGGTACATCGAGGAAGAGACTTGGGAGGCTGTGTAAATGCTTACTTGTTCTTCTTGCCATCAAGAGAAAGATGAAAGTATGTTCCCTAAAGCCAACGGCAAGGCTAGGGGGTATGCTTGGGTTTGTAAAGAGTGCAAGAAAGCTAAGAGAGAAGCTAAAAAGGCTGCTACTAACCCTGAAGATTGGTTTTTAACACAGCGACAATATTGGTTAAAATCTCAATATGGTCTTTCTCTTGACGATTACAACAATAAGCTAAAAGAACAAGATCATAAATGTGCCATCTGTCGTTGTGATGAAACAGATGCCTTTAAAGGTTTATTGTTTGTAGACCATTGCCATACTTCCGGTAAAGTACGTGGACTACTCTGTCATCATTGCAATACAGCATTGGGTAAATTTAGAGATTCAAAAGAAATCTTATCCAGTGCTATAGATTACGTGGATAAATATAATGGCACAACAGATTAATACATATGCGATAACTGCGCCGGGATTTTATGGATTAAATAGTCAGGACAGCTCACTTGATCTTGCATCAGGCTTCGCTCTTAACGCCACCAACTGTGTCATTGATCAGTATGGTCGTGTAGGTGCTCGTAAAGGCTGGACTAAAGTGAATACTGCCAGTGGTGCTTTAGGCTCTGCTGACATCACAGCCATTGGTCAGTTGGTTACCGATAACGGTTCTGAGTACACTATCTGTACAGGTAACAACAAGATATTCAAACTGGTAGGCAATACACTTACTCAGTTGACCTACGCAGGTGGAGGAACTGCTCCATCCATCACAGCTAACAACTGGCAGATTGCTTGCCTAAACGAAGCTCTGTATTTGTTCCAAGGCGGACATGAGCCATTAGTGTTCGACCCTGCTGTCAGTACTGCAGGTTATTACAAGCTCAACGATAAGTCAGGACACGCAGGAACACCTCCACAGGGTAACATTGTTCTGTCTGCTTATGGACGCTTATGGGTAGCAGACACCAACTCTGAGAAAGCTGTTGTCTATTGGTCTGATATTCTATCCGGTCACAAGTGGTCAGGTGGTTCTACAGGTTCATTAGATGTTACCTCTGTGTGGCCTAACGGTGCTGATAACGTAACAGGCTTGGCCTCTCACAATGGATTCTTGTTCATCTTCGGTAAGAACAATATCTTGGTGTACTCAGGTGCTCAGGATGTGGTTACTGTAGGTACGTTCAAGCTCTCCGATGCAGTGACAGGTATTGGTTGTATCGCTCGTGACAGTATCCAGAACACAGGCTCAGACATCATCTTCCTCTCGGATACAGGTGTTCGCAGTGTCCTGCGTACCATCCAAGAGAAGTCAGCTCCTTTCAGGGACTTGTCTAAGAACGTACGTAATGACTTGATGGGTGCTGTAGCAGGTGAGAACTTGAGTCTTGTCCGGTCTATCTACAGTCCTTATGAGTCCTTCTACTTACTGACATTGCCTTTACTGAAGACAGTCTACTGCTTCGACATGAAAGCTATGCTTCAGGATGGTTCTGCTCGGGTTACAACTTGGGACAGTATCCAACCTAAGAGCTTCTGCTACTTGCGTAACCGTGACTTATTGATTGGTAAGGAAGGCTATGTAGGTAAGTATTATGGTCATCAAGACAACGAAGCCAGTTACCGTATGCTGTACTTCACCAACCATACTGACTTAGGTGCTCCTTCGGTTACCTCAATCTTGAAGAAGTGGGGATATGACTTTAAAGAGAACTATTACTCTCAGACAAGTAAGATTCCAACACAAGGTATCTCCGAATACAACATAGCTGAGTATAACACTACTGCTGAGTATTCTGATGGTATCTCATTACAGACACTTATAGCTTATCCTACAGGTGCTGGTAAGGTTATTCAAACAGGCTACGAAGCTGATATTAATGGTTCTCCTTTGAGTATCCAGAAATTAGAAATTCAGGCTAAGAACGGGAAGATTATATAATGACTGATTACGTTAAAAGTACTAACTTTGCTAGTAAAGATGCTCTAGCCTCTGGCAACCCTTTAAAGATCGTAAAAGGTCTTGAGATTGATATTGAGTTCAACAACATTGCAGCAGCTATTGCTACTAAGTCTAACGGTGTTGATACAGCTCTGACAGGTACTCCTACAGCACCTACAGCAGTGGCAGGCACTAACACCTCACAGATTGCCACTACAGCTTTTGTGACCACAGCGTTACAGTCTCTGTATCCTGTAGGCTCTATCTACATCAATGCTGGTGTGTCCACTAACCCGGCTACCTTGCTTGGCTTCGGTACTTGGACAGCCTTCGGTGCAGGCCGAGTGATGGTAGGCTTGAACGGTAGTGATGCTCTGTTTGATGCTTTGGAAGAGACTGGCGGTAGTAAGGATTCTGCTGTTGTTTCTCACTCCCATACAGGCAGTGCTTCTTCTGCTGGTTCTCACAACCACATCGGTGGCACACCTACTCAATCAGGTCAGACTATCTATGGTCAAAGCGGCGCTTCAGCTATCGCACGTACTGGTCATGCTTCAGGTGAAACAGGCTATGGTATGTACACAAGCACCGAAGGAGCACACTCCCACTCTGTTACTGTGGATGCTACAGGCTCCAGTGGCACTAACGCCAACCTCCAGCCGTACATCACAGTGGCTATGTGGAAACGCACTGCTTAATCATGAAAACACCTGTAATAATTACTGATGACTATGTTGTCTACTTTGAATATACCTACAACAGTACATTCATTCACTGTGATTGTTATAGGTGGTCTAAAGCAGTAAAACTAAAGCTTAAATCAGATATTGATAAACTGGTAGAGCTACACAGAAAACCTATATATGCAGTGCATGATATGGACGACAAGAAACATTTAAAGTTTATTGAGATGTTAGGTTTCAAATATCAATTTGATTTTCCTATGGATTCAGGTGAAATGAAACAATTATTTGTAAGAGGTAAATAATATGGGTGCTCTTATTGGCGCTGGTGCTGGTCTATTAGGCGGTATTCTTGGAGGCAACGCAGCAGAAGATGCTGCTCGGATATCCGCTAATGCTCAACTCGAAGCAGCTCGTATTGCTGCTGAAGCTCAGAAGTTCCGTCCAGTGGGTATTACATCCCGCTTCGGTTCCTCTAACTTCAAGATGAATGACCAAGGTTATCTTGAATCAGCAGGTTATGATGTGGCCCCTGACATTGCTGCTTTGCGTGATCAGTTTCTAGCTCAGGCTAGTGCTGGCGGTGCTAACTTAGGTGCTCAAGGCTTACAGGGTGCTCAGTCACTGTTCAACTTAGGTCAGCAGTACTTAGGTACTTCCCCTGAGCAGACAGCGGCTGACTGGATGGCAAAGCAGCAGCAACTGTTGCAGCCTAGCCGAGACATGGCTCAGTCCAAGATCACTCAGAATCTGTTCAACACAGGCCGTGGTGGTCTGAGTACAGCTCAAGGTGGTAACTTAGGTAACGCTAACCCAGAGCAACAAGCTTACTACAATGCCTTGATGCAGCAAGACCTTCAACTGGCTGCTGATGCTATGGCTCAAGGACGTGCTCAGACTCAGTTCGGTGCAGGTCTGTTCGGCTTAGGCTCTCAAGCTGCCACAGCAGGTTATAGCCCAATTCAGACACAGATTGGCCTTGCTTCTAACTTGGAACAGTTAGGTCAGAACCCTCTGGACTTAGGTGCTCAGTTGGGTGGTCGTGCTGCAACAGCAGGCGCTAACGTAGGTAACACTCTGTTACAAGGTGGTCTGGGTGCTGCTAAGACAATGCAAGCTGGTTCTAGCGGTAGTCCCTTCGGTGCTATGTTGCAAGGCTTAGGTAGCAACTCTCAGTTCACCAACGGAATAGCTAACTGGATGGGTGGAGGCGCTCAAGCTGCTTTCTCTCAAACAGGCTTAGGCTCTAGTGGCTTCGGTTCCGGTTTGGCTTACGGTAACCAAGACTTAGGTGCGTACCTTTAAAGGATTAAACATATGGCTGATGTAATGAATAGTTTATTCGGTATGACTCCTGAGTCTATCCAACGACAACGTGACAATGAGCTTCAAGCAAGGGCTTTGCAGTTCGCTAAGCTTGATCCTCAACAGGCTGCTCAGATGGCCTTCTACACTGCCGGTAGTCGCTTAGGTGATGCTGGTGCAGGTTTGTTGGGTGCTAAAGACCCTGAGATGATGCGCTTGCAGCAACGTCAAGGTACTATGCAGGGCTTAGACCTGACTAACCCTGAGTCTTTGAAGCAGGGTATTCAGATGGCTATGCAGAACAATGACTACGCACTGGTCAGTGAACTGACTAACCGTTATCAAGCTGCGAATAAGACTGCCTTGGACACTCGTGTTCAGGAGTCTGTGATTACTAAGAATATGCGTGAACGTGCTGCTGCTGATCCTTTCCAACAGTTGTTGCGCTCCGGTAAGTACACTCCTGCTTCGTTGGAAGCGTATGAGAAGTCCGGTAAAGTTTCTGATCTGGATACTGTTGATAAAGCTGATCCGACAGCACTCACCGAGACCTCTGAAGGTGTGTTCTTGATCAATAAGCAGACAGGTGAGAAGATTACCCGTGTTGGTAGTGCTCCTCAACGAGGAACTAAAGTCACTGTGGCTCCTGAGATCAAGCAAGCTCCTGATATTGTAGGTGCTGTTAATGCTGTGGACAAAGCTACCGAGAAAGAAGTCTCTATGCTTGATTCAGCTCGTCTTGCTAAGACACTGATCAACGAAACAGCTAAGTCTAACAAC